CCACAGCCGAACCGTACAACTGATTCAGTACGTGTTGTACTGTCTGTGCTGATAAAAGAAAATGTATCCATTGTCAAAATGATGAGAGAAGCTACGCCAAAGGAAATCGATGCGTGCAAGCTAGTTTATTGTGGTTATGGTGGTTGGAAAGGTAAGCATATACAAGAGAATATAGAGAAGTACATGAAATGATAAATTGTTAGATAGAAAGGTGGTGAGGTCGTGGTATATAGACCTAGGTATTTAGATAAGAAAAGAAACAAGCATTTTATTTTAAGTGCAAAAATAAAAAATAATCGATTGATCATTGAGTATAGCAATGGTGAGTATTTAGTGATTGATAAAAAAGGTTATACGCTTTTTGATTCGAATGGCAAGTTTAAATTTTATTATGTATAAGGAGTGATAAACAATGCGTGTATTAATTAGAAGTTCAGCATCTGGTTCAGAGTATTGGGATACCGAAGAAAAAAGAAATGTGTTTGTTCCTAAAGGCCAAGAACCAGATTTTGAAGTTACTGAAAATCCCGAATCAATGCTAAGTAAAGAAGCTGATTTATATGTTAGTGGTTTACCAATCACTGTAGGAAATGTAACGGTTGATACTGATGGAATTAAAGGTGAACGATTATTAACAACTGCAAGTGCTGATGATGATGAACAAGATGAACTTGTTCCGTCTGATGAATCTGTTGTATTAGAAGAAATGAATGTAAAAGAATTGCGTGAACATGCAAAACGAAAAGGTATTGAGATTCCAAGTGCTGCACGTGCAAAAGGTGACATTCTCAATATTATTAAAGAATCTGAATAATGCGCTATTGTCAGTTTGAAGGTTGCTCTAATACAACAGAAAAAGGAGCTTATTGTTCCGAACATGCTAGGAAGTCAAGAAAAAAGAAAAAGCCAATCAATGTTTATCATCATGACAACAAATCATTTTATCGAACAAAAGAATGGCAAGATGTCGCTGACTTTGTCTATGAAAGAGAAGGTGGTTGCTGTCAAAGATGTGGCCGTTTTGTATTCGGAAGGCAAGCACATCGGCATCATATAATACCAATCAAGAAGAACGAAATGCTCAAGCTTGATCCAAACAATATTCGTTTGTTGTGTCCGAAGTGTCATGTGATTGAAGAAAATGAAGTAGATGAGAAAAAAGTTTTTCCATCTTATTTTAAAAAATGAAGCCCCCCTATCAAATCTGATTCAAATTTTTTGTCGGGGGATAGGGTAGGGGGCAGTCACGCGTGTCGTTAGGTCAAAAATTTTAAAAATAAAAGGGGGGTGTATAAAAAATGACCACAAAAGCGCAACGCAAGACGATTATTGATGAAAAAGTTAATCATGAAAAAACGCGAATTTTAGAAATTATGCGCAAGTCTGATTTATACACAATTACTCTTGATCCATTGATTGAATCATACTTGGATATTTTTGAAGTTTACCAATACAAATACATGTTGTGGAAAGAAAAAGGATTTCCCGAAACCCAAAAAACAACAAACAAGGCTGGAGCTACTAACAATAGCAAGCATCCACTAGCGCAACAAGTCGAAGTTTGGGCCGATAAAAAAATGAAAGCATTGGATTTATTAGGATTGACCAATAAGTCAAAAACAGGCAGACAAATTACTGGTGGTTCAACAGCTAGAGCAGATGAAGAAATGAAACGGCCAGAAGAAAAGCCTGTAGATGAATTGGCAGAACATCGGAAAAAATGGCGTAAAAAGGCAGGGAATGAAACATGATTGAACCTGGTGTAAATTATGCTGATTTATTTGCGAAAGAAGTTCGAAAGCATCCTAAGAAATATCCAAAAACGGTTCGTTTAGCAATAGATCGTTGGTATCGATGGAAGAAACGAAAAGATATTTGGTTTGATGTTGATCGTGCAAATGAAATGATGGACTGGGTAGAATCTTTTATTGTTCATACAAAAGGCGATATGGTAGGTAAACCATTTCTTTTAGAGCCATGGGAAAAATTCATTTATTCTTGGATTTATGGCTGGGTAAAAGAAAATGAAAAAGGGCAAGTAGTCCGTGTTACTCGTGAGGCATACGTACAAATACCAAAGAAAAATGGGAAAACACTAATAGCGGTAGGTGCGTTGGGGTATGCGATGTATGGCGAAGGCGCCTTATCTGTCGATTGCTATGCATGTGCTTCTGATTTTGCGCAAGCTCAGTATGCTGCTAAGCCTTTTGCCGCTACTATACTAAATAATCCAGTGCTATTAGATGGGACTAAAATATTTAAAGGTCCAAAAGGCACCGTTTCAAGTATTACGTATGACTATTTACATGGAGATATGGCTTATACAAATAAGTTTATTGTTCAGACAAAAAACATTGATAACATAGAAGGTTCCAATCCATATTTTGTTTTAAATGATGAACTGCATAAACAAGAGAAAATGGAGCAGTACGATAACTTTAAATCTGCACAAATTTCATTGCCACAACCGTTAATGTTTAATATTTCTACAGCTGGTAAAGGAAGTAGTTCGGTTGGTATTCGTGTTTATAAAGAAGCAAAAGAAGTCTTGAAGCGCGACGATAATGATTCAAACTTTGTTTTGATTTATGAACCAAATAAGGGATACGATTGGACAGATAAAAAAGTTTGGGAAATGTGCAATCCTAACTGGGGAATATCTGTTGATTTGTCTGCTTTAGAATCAGCCTTTAAAACTGCGCAACGTTCCGCTCACTCGAAAGCTGAATTTTTAACGAAGCATTTAGATGTGTTTGTGAATGGTGCAGATAATTTCTTTGAACAAGATCAAGTGGAACCGTGTTTGGTTCCCACAAATGAATTAGGAAACTTAAGTGGGGAGCCTTGTTGGATTGGTTTGGACTTATCTAAAAGCCGAGATTTAACTTGTGTATCATTAAATTTTCCTACATGGGATGCCGAAGGAAAAGCGATACTCAAAGTAAAACAATTATATTTTATTCCTAGTGAAAATATTGATTTTCGAGAAAAGGAAGATAATGTGCCGTATTCTGAATTAGCAGAACAAGGATTTGTTGAATTTTGCGATGGTAAGTTAATTGATCAAGAACAAATATTTCATTTTATTGAAGATTGCATGGATTTTTATGATGTTCAACAAGTCAATTATGATCCAGCGATGAGTGACCGATTAGTTGAAAAATTGGAAAATTTAGGCTTGGAATGTGTGCAAGTTGATCAGTACGCAAGAGTATTGAACTCGCCGCTTGAAGATGCCGAGCGATTATTTTATGAGCAAAGGATTATGTTTGATAATCCTTTATTTTTGTATTGCGCTTTAAATGTGGTTGTCAAAATGGATTTTCAAGGCCGTAAAGTACCAAGTAAAAACCAGTCAAAGAGAAAGATCGATGGATTTGTTGCTTTCCTTTGTGCGCATAAGGAAACAATGGATCAAATGATTGATGTCAACGAAGATGATATGGATGAATATTTAGATTCTATCTATCGATAATAGAAAGGCGGTGAGATTTTGAAGCTAAGAGATAGACTTTCAAATGCTGTATATGGATTTTTGGAAAAGCGTGGCTGGATTGAAGATATTTATGGCAATGTAACAAGATATTCACAACGTTTTGTTAACGATTCTTCTATTATGGAATCGTCTGATGTTTATGAATTGGTACAAGATATTTCTAATCAAGTTGCACTAGCAGAGCCAGTAGTAATTGGCCCTGATGGCGAAGAAGTCAAAAACCATTTCTTACTAAACATATTGAAAAATCCTAATGATTATTTAACTGGTTTTGAATTTGCAAAGCTTGAAACAAATACATTGTTAATCAATGGAGAAGCTTTTCCTATTACAGATAATGACCAGTTACATTTAGGATATGGTGTTCAAACGAAATTAGATGATCGTTTGATTGAAAAATTTTCAATGAATGGCCAACCAATACCAGGGAGTATGATTCGTCATATAAAAAATATTGGTGTGGATTCCTTAAAAGGTGCTGGAATTATTGATCTTGCAAAAAGCACGCTAGAAGGCGTTTTAAGTGCTGAAAAGGTTTTGACAGAAAAATATAAGAAAGGCGGCTTGCTCGCTTTCTTGTTAAAGCTGGATGCGCATATCAATCCAAATAACAGCGCTCAACAAAAGATAGTAAAAGCTATTTTAAATCAGTTGGAAGAAACGCAAGATAATGATAGTCATTCAGTTAAAATGATTCCTTTGGGCAAAGGATACTCAATTGATACTTTAAAAAGCCCAATTGATGATGCAGCTATTCTTAATTATTTGGGTGTTTACAAAAAAGACCTAGGAAAATTTTTAGGAATAGATGTAAATACTTATCAAGCATTAATGAGAACAGATATTGAAAAAGCAATGATGTATCTGCACAACAAAGCAATTAAACCAATATTAAAAAATAAGAGCGAGCATTACTCGGCTCTTTTTTTTGTGCCTAATTCTGGTTATCGAGTGGAATGGAAAATTAATATTTTGGACTTTGTACCTTATTCCACCAAAACAAATATTGGGTACAACATTGTTCGAACTGGTATTACCAGTCCTGATAATGTGGCAGAAATGCTTGGTTTTCCTAGACAAAATACTAAAGCAACACAAGCCGTCTATATTTCAAATGATTTAACGGAAATCGGCAAAAAGAATGCTACCGATAACTCATTGACAACAGAGGATGACTTGAAGGGAGGTGGTAAGAATGAAGAAACAGGAAATTCGGACATTTGACATCACAAACCTTAAAACAAGAAGCGAAGAAGATAGTCAAACACAGATTGTTACTGGCTATGCGGCGGTGTTTAATAGTCCAACAGAATTATGGGAAGGCCTAAATGAAGTGATTAAGCCTGGAGCTTTCAGTCGTGCTTTGTCAAATTCTGATGTTCGTTGTTTATTCGATCATGACTGGGGCAAAGTATTAGGGCGCACAAGAAGTGGAACTTTGAAACTTGAAGAAGATGATAAGGGACTACGATTTGAAGTTGAGTTGCCCAATACAACTGTTGCCAATGACTTGATTCAATCAATGTCACGTGGGGACATTAATCAGTGTAGCTTTGGTTTTTATCCAACGGAAGAAACTTGGGATTATAGTTCAGACCCAGTTTTAAGAACTATCCATGAAGTCGAATTGTATGAAGTTTCTATTGTTTCTTTACCTGCTTACGAAGATACAGAAGCAGCACTAGCAAGAAACAAACAAGAAATGAAGCAAGATATTAAAACTAGAAAAAAATTAATTGAAAAAATCAAAACAGCGCTTGAAGCGTAGGAGGAATTTATTATGAACAAAGAATTATTACGTCAATTACAAGCTCGTCACGAGAAACGATTAAGTGATTTACAAGGCAAAATTGAATCTGGAGAAGTGCGTGAAGCAGATTTAGATTCAGTTAATGAAGAAATCGATGGTTTAATCGATGAATTAAAAGCCATTAAAGCTGAATTAGGGGATGATAATTCAGAATCTGGTGATGGTAAAGGCGATGATGGAACCGCCAAATCCGATAATACTGATGATGAAAATAAAGAAGATCGTGAGAAAGATACGAACGAAAATAACAATGATAAAAATGAAGAAAATCGTGGCGGCATGATTAGTCAAGAACAGCGTGATGGCTTGTTACGCACAATTCATGAAGGAATGGAGGCTAGAAATGCGATGTCTAATGAACAACGTGAAAAACAAATTCGTAAAGCATTTGCCGATTTCGTTGTTGGTAATATTTCAGAAAGTGAAGCACGTTCATTAGGTATTGAAACAGGCAATGGTTCAGTGACAGTACCAGAAGTGATTGCATCAGAAGTGATTTCTTATGCTCAAGAAGAAAACTTATTGCGTAAATACGGAACGGTGATTCGCACGGCTGGCGATGTGAAATATCCAATTCTTGTGAAAAAAGCAGAAGCTAATGTAAACAAAAAAGAACGTACGACAGATATTACTGAAACAGCGATTCAATTTGATGAAATTTTACTTGATCCAGCAGAATTTGATGCATTGGCAACTGTAACGAAAAAACTATTAAAAATGTCTGGTGTGCCAGTAGAAGATATTGTTGTAGAAGAATTGAAAAAAGCATATGTTCGCAAAGAAATTAATTATATGTTTAATGGCGACGATGCAGGAAATGAAAACCCAGGAGCTTTAGCTAAAAAAGCTGTTGCATTTGAAAAACCTGTAGATTTAACAGCTGCAGGTGCTGGTCAAAAATTATATGATGCATTGATTGAATTTAAAAATACACCAGTAACAGAAGTAATGAAAAAAGGTCGTTTTATTATTAATCGTGCAGCTTTAACAGCTATTGAAAAAATGAAAACAGATGATGGATTCCCATTGTTACGACCATTCACGCAAGCAGAAGGTGGTATTGGTTATCAATTAGTTGGTTATCCAGTTGATTGGACCGATGCAGCAGATAAAAAAGGTGAACCAGATACACCAGTATTATATTTTGGTGATTTTTCTGCTTTCAAAATTCAAGAAGTTATTGGAGCGTTAGAAATTCAAAAATTGGTTGAAAAATTCTCTGGAAAAAATCAAGTTGGTTTCCAAATTTACAACTTGTTAGATGGACAATTAGTTTACTCACCATTCGAGCCAGCTGTTTATCGTTATGAAATTACAAAACCAGTAGGTGGTTAATGTGAATAACGAAGCTGAAACATTATCTTTAGAAGAAAAATTCAAAGCACATATTCATTTTGAAGAGGGGATGGATGATTCCATGCTCTCTTTTTATTTAAATATGGCAAAAAATTATGTAAAAACTGCAACTGGAGGGCAAGAAGAATATTTAATTTTGATGGTTGCTGGTATTGCTTATGAATATCGTGTTTCAGAAGATGAATTAGATAAGGCGTTGAATGCTATCACGCCATTTATCATCCAAGGAGTGATTCAACATGCCGAAGAGGCAGACGAATAGGTTTCGATGGAAAGCGGACTTGCTAAATGTAAAAGAAGAAACAGATTCGAACGATAAAGTAGTTACGACCTATAAACTTAATAGGCTTTTATGGTACGAAGATATTGGAGTAACTGCACAAGAAAAATATCTTTCACAGCAAGCCAAAACAGACGTTGTCAGACGGATTAAAGTGAGATTGGATAAATCTATCACAGAAAAGTTTAGCGCTGTTAGAATCGATTCTGTGACCTATAAAATCACTCGTATTTACACAAATATGGATAAACGAGAAATGGAGTTGAGTTTGGCTTATGTTGACTGATTTTGAAACATTTAAAAAGGCACTCTTGGATTCTGGCTATAAAGTTTTTAGAGATCAAGCACCAAAGAATACACCATATCCGTATCTTATTTATTCGTATATTGGAGAAACTCAAAAATGGGCTTCAAATAAATTTATTGTGTCTAAAGGATTATATCAAGTATCGCTTTTTACAAAAGGAATTGAACAAGATTTGAATCCGTTAAAAAAAGCTTTAAAAATTATAGTATTCATTTTAATGGTTTTTCTTCTATACAAGGAGATGAAAATGATGATACGATTACTAATTTTTATACAGAGGTGACTATTTACAATGAGTAATAACGGATTTTTAGATATGGCTAATCATTTAGGAACGATAGCGGAAGTTACAGAAGAAATAACAAAAGAATCATTAGAAGAAGCTGCAAATTTTTATTTGAATAAACTACTTCCTAAAGTCCCTAAATCATTACTTAAAAAGAAACATATGCGAGATCAATTAAAAGTTGAAGTAACTAATGAAGGTGTAGAAGTAGTTTTTGAAGATACAGCTTTTTATTGGCGATTCGCTGAAAATGGAACAGTAAATCAAAAAGCGCAACATTTTGCCAGCGGAACATTTGAACAATATAAAAGTCAAATAGAGATGATTATGACTAAAAAAATAATGAATAAAATGAAAGGATGAGTAGCATGTCAAGTATTAGTACGAAAGACAAACAATTATTATATCCAATTGGTATCGATGATTTATTCATTGTAATGTGGACACAATCAGAAACAGTAAGTTCGGGGCCGACATTTGATAGTGAAATTTGGAGATTGCCAAACATTGTAAAATTAGGCATTAAAGGTAATGGTAGCACAAAAGATAAATGGGCTTCTAATAAACTATTTGCACGTGTAAGTCGAGAAACACAGCATGAATTAACATTAGATCACGTGGCTATTCCAATTGCTATTTGGGATAAAATGAAAGGTGCTGTTAGTAAGAATGGTGTTTCTTTTTCAAAATCAACACCTAAAGAAATGCCATATTTTGCGGTAGGTGCTATTGGACCATTATCTAATGGTGAAAAAAGTGCTTTTTGGTATCCAAAAGTTCAACTTGCCATTGCGGAAGAACATTAATTTGAAACAGCAACCGAAGATATGGATATTAAAGATATTTCTTGTACGATGACAGCGACAAGTTTATTAGTTAATGATGTTATTAAATCAGATTATAATTCTGTTCGCTCTAGTGTAACTAATATGACTGTTGAAAAATTCATGAGTAAAGTAATTTATGATGAATCTCAGTTGGAGGATTCTTTACTTGGAGAAAGAGAGAGTGAATAATAGTGGCAAAATTACGCGATTTAGTAAATGTAAATATTAATGTTGATTATTTAGAAATACAAGGAGAAAAAATTCCTATTATGTTTTCAATGTCAGCATTAGATTATATTCAAGAAGCTTATGGAAAGCCGTATCCTATTTTTGAAAAAGATTTGAATCAAATGCTACAAAAAGATCAAGTAACGTTACGTGGTAATGAATTAAAAATTATTCGCTCATTGATGTACGGCATGGTGCGAGCTGGTGGTACTGAATGTACGATTAAAGAGCTAGAAGGTGCCATTGCAATTAATGAAATTGTTAGTGCTTATGAAACGGTTATGGATGTTTTCGTGAACGGAAACTTCCAACAAAAAGATTTAGAAACAGTAAAAAAGCAACCGAAAAATCGAAACAAGCGCAGCCAAAATCGAAACAAGCGGAAGAAATAGAAATTCCTTGGGATTTTTATTTAAATGTAGCAATGGACTTGTTTGGTTGGGATGTAAATTTTTTTATGAACTGTACGCCAAATTTTTGGTTAAAGCAGTTCATTTTTTATTTGCGTAGAAATAATCCTGATGCGTTCGAGTTTGAACAGAATGATAGGATTTATACGATGGATCAAACACCATTTTTTAATTAGAAAGTAGGTGAGAACTTGGCAAAGCATGAATCAGATGTTGTTTTACGATTTAAAATGGATGGACAGGTACAATATGCACAAACTATAAAAGAAATTAATCAAGTGATGAATACCGCAGCAAAAGAGTACAAGGCTCATATTTCAGCATTAGGGAATGATGCTACTGCAACCCAAAAATTAGTAGCTCAACAAAAAAAGCTACAAGTGCAAACAGAAGCAGCTGAAAAACGTACAAAAATGTTACGAAAAGAGTATGAGGAATCGGTAAAAGCAACTGGTGAAAATTCAAAAGAAAGTAAAAAATTATATGATCGTTTGCTACAAGCCGAAACTGCCGAAAATAATTTAAAAAATGCGTTGGACAAAACCAATAAGGAACTTAAAGAGCAAGAAAAAGCTTCAAAATTTGCTGCAGATAATATAAAAAAAATAGGTGAAGCTGGCGAAAAAATTAAAGGAGTAGGTACTAAAATAACTGCAGGTGTGACAGTACCTATCATGGCAATAGGTGGTTTTGCTACTAAGCAAGCAATAGAAGTAGAAACACAATTTGCTAAAGTTTCTACTCTTTTAGATTCAAGTCAAGTTGATTTTCAAAAATATAAAAATGAAATTGCAAAAACTGCAACAGATATGGGTGTGTCCTTTGAAGAATATTCTGAATCAGTTTATTCAGCTATATCAGCATCAGTTGATCAAGCTGATGCTGTTAATTTTGTGGGTGATGCAGTTAAATTGGCTAAGGGTGGTTTTACTGAAACTGCAACTGCGGTAGATTTATTAACAACAACGATTAATGCATATAATTTAAAAGCTACTGATGCAGGAAAAATTTCGGATTATTTAATTTCTACTCAAAATTTAGGTAAAACAACTGTAAATGAGTTAGCTTCATCTATGGGGAAAGTAATTCCAATAGCTAATGCTAATAATGTAGGGATGAATGAATTATCAACTGCTTATGCTGTTATGACCAAAAATGGTATTGCTACAGCAGAAACTGGAACTATGGTAAAAGCCATGTTAAATGAGTTAGGAAAAACTGGTAGTCAAGCTGATAAAGCTTTGAAAGAGATTGCAGGAAAATCATTTAAACAATTAATGGATGAAGGGAATAATTTATCTGATGTCCTTAATTTGATGAATGAACATGCTCATAAGAATGGTTTAGCATTAAATGATATGTTTGGATCTGTTGAAGCAGGAACTGCAGCACTAACACTTTCAAAAGGTGAGGGTTCTGAATACAATGAAATTTTAAAACAAATTAATGATTCAGCAGGTGCTACTCAAGAAGCTTTTGATAAAATGGATGATACACCAGCACGAAAAATGGAAAAGGCGCAACTAAGAATAGCTGATGCAATGCGACAAGTTGGGGAAGTTGTGATACCTATAGTAGCTGATATTGCAGAAAAAGTTTCTCAATTTGTAACTGCATTTTCAAATTGGTTTGGTTCATTAGATGAAGGTTCAAAACAAACAATATTAATGATAGCTGGTGTTGTTGCTGCTATCGGTCCAGTATTAGTAGTTTTAGGAACACTTGCTAGTTCCATTAGTAGTTTGATTCCAGTTATTGCTTTTATCGCGTCACCAATTGGTTTAGTAATTGCGGCGGTTGCCGCTTGGGTAGCTGCAATCGTAGTTGCATATAATAAAATCGGTTGGTTTAGGGATTTTATCAATACATCTTTTAAAGTAATTAAAGATATTGTGGTTGGAGTATTTAATGTTTTGAAAGATACGACAAAATCTACTTTTGATTTCATCACAGGATTTATTGGTGGTGCCATGGATGGGGCTGCAAAAATTATTGGCGATTACGTAAATGCAATTAAGCGTATTTTTGGCGGTATCGTTGATTTTGTAACGGGAGTATTTACTGGAGACTGGTCAAGAGCGTGGCAAGGTGTTGTTGACATTTTTGGTGGTATTTTTGAAGGTATCGCTGCAGTAGCTAAAGCTCCAATCAATGCCATGATTACGTTAATCAATGGATTTATTGGTGGATTAAACAATATAAAAATACCTAAATGGGTGCCAGGAATTGGTGGTAAAGGATTTCATATTGGAAAAATTCCTTATTTAGCAGAAGGTGGAACTATTCTAAATGGCCAAGCCATTGTTGGTGAAGCTGGTCCTGAACTATTAACCGCTAAAAACGGCAAGACAACAGTAACTCCATTGTCACCAGAAGAAAAAGCTCGTGGAATTGGTGGTGCTTTGAAAGGTGGCAACACTATTGAACAACATGTTCATATTGGCCAAGTAGATGCAAATAATCCGAGTGAGTTAGATCGAATGAATCGCAAGCTTTATAAAGCAAGTGCGCAAGCTTTCTATGACTTAGGAGGTGTTCCAACGTGATTTTTATGAATCCTGATGAACCCAATTTCATTTGGAAAGATTTGAATGCAGTTCGTGATATGGGGTGTATTATCGAGAATGAGCTGTCAGAGGTTTTACCAAATAAACGATATGAAACGTATTCGATTATCGGAAGAAGTGGTGAATTTAATGAAACGTTCAATGATTATGAACCCTTTGATTATGAAATTGAAGATGTAACTATTCCATATGAAAATTTAGCGGCAGTCAAAAGATGGTTAACTGGTAAAAGTAAACTTATTACTCACAATGATGAAGATAAATATTTAGATGCTATTTGTACAATGAGTAAACCAACTTCATTCAAAAATGAATGGGGTGTTTTTTATACCTTTAACATTGAATTTAGATGTCAACCGTTCAAAAGAAAAGTAAACGAACAACCAAAAGTGATTAAAACAAAATCAATTGAAATTACTGATCACGGTGATGAAATTGCTTTTCCTTATATCGAAATTAATTCAAAAGGTGGCGATATTACGTTAAACATTGGTAGTAACTCACTAACGATTTTGCGTACACAATCAGGAATCGTCACTATTGATACCGAAAAGGGAAAAGCAATACAAGAAGGAAATCCACTATTTACACGTGGTAGTTGGATAAAAACGAATCCTGGTCAAAATACATTAAATATATCAGGAAATTTCACAGAAGCTAAGTTTTGGAATAGGAGCGCGTATTTATGACACAAAATTTTATTTATGCATATACGGTTATTCCTGAAAATTTAAATGATAACGGAATGGCTTTGCCAGATTGGCAAGATTTACCAGAAATTAACCGTGTGTTAAATGGTGCGTATCGATTCTATGGTAACTATGCAAGAGATGGCCAATATCGCTCGTACTTAAAAAAGGGAAACTTTTTAAAGGCACAAGTTGAAGATGGGTCATATCAATATTTTGAGATTTACAATATTAAAAAAATCTGCAGTCAGTTTCAGTGACAGCAAGACACATTGGTTTTATGGCAAATAAGAATTTCATTATTAATTCATTTACTGCTAACGGAAATGGCACGCAAATCATGAACAATTTAAAAGCTGCATTAACGTTTAAGCAACGGTTTAGTTATTTGTCGAATGTCGGTACTACACATCAATTTACAGCAAAACAAGTAGGTCCAATCGATGCAATTATTGGTTCTAACAATGGCAACCAAAATTTAACAGGTGTTACTGGTGGAGAATTAGAGATGGATAACTTTAATTTGAAATTAGTAAAACAAATTGGAGCAGATAATGGCTTTAGAATTGATTTTGGAATTAATTTGGAAGCTATAGATGAGGACTATGACGACGAATCAATTATAAACAGTCTTTTTCTTATCGGTGGCGTACCAGACAATGATTATGACCAAGATAAAGAGCCAATCACGTATGGCTTTTTAGAAATTGCTGGTGTAAATGATAGTAACCGACGAATTGGAAAACGTGAAAACTCGGAATGTAAGACGACTGATGAGCTAAAAAAATGGGGCCAATCATTGTTTGATAAGGATCGTATTCATGAACCGAAAGTTACGCATACTATTAGCATGGTAGCATTAGAACACACATTGGAGTATGAAGACATGTACGAAGAGCTTTCTTCTTTGCATTTTGGTGATGTAGTACACGTGCGAGCAAAAGAAGTTGATATTGAAGTAACGGAGCGCATGGTGGAATATACTTGGTTTCCGACTTTAGGTAAATTTAAAAATATTGTTTTGGGGAATGATTTATCACTTTATACTTCAACAGTAAACAATCAAACTCAAGAGTTAAAACAAAAAATTGATAATCGGACAGAAACATTAGTACAAAATGTTTTAAATGCAACGGCATGGATTACTGGAAACAGTGGTGGACATGTCGTTTTTCGTCCAGAAAAGGCCCCGTCTGAAATTCTTATCATGGACAAAAACAAAGTAGCTACCGCAAAACGTGTGTGGCGCTGGAACTTAAATGGTTTGGGTTATTCCTCCAACGGCGTGAATGGTCCGTTCGAACTTGCTATGACTTCTAAGGGAGAAATCGTTGCTGATTTTATTAAAGTGGGCATTATTAACGCGAATGTTTTACAAACAAGCTTTAATAAAGCAACAGGCGATGTACTAAAATTAGTAGCTGGTGCTTTGCAAATTTGGAACAATAAGAAAAAAATCATGGAATTGACTAAAAAAGGGATGGAGTTTTGGGATGGTTCTAATCACGTTGGCACAATGGGAACAAAAGGAAACCCTTTTCCTGAATTAAACGATGTTAACGGAAATCCAGTAGTTACAGATGGCAAAGCATTGTTACTAGTTGGCGATAGTTCTTATAATGCAATTGGATTATCTAACGAAAAAAATACAGGACTTGTTTTATCTGGTAAAAATCAGTTTCATTTGGGAAATCATTTTTATTTTATTGGTAAAGATGGTACTCCTTCAACGATATATGCAGATAAAATGATTTTACAAGGTAAAGAAGTTATCCCTGGTCAAAATGGTGGTGGTGGTTCTGGAGCTGGTACAGGTGGTTATCCATCAGAAGTTACAAGCGATGCAGATAAATTTGCTTGGGACTTATGGAGTTACCTAATAGCTAACGGATACAGCAAAGCAGCTGCTGCAGGTATCCTTGGAAATGTACAAGGAGAAGTTGGTCCAAGTATGAACCCAGATACCGAACAAATAGGCGGTCCAGCTTACGGATGGGTTCAATGGGACGGTTCAGCGTATCCATTGGTAGGCGCACCAACTTGGAATGGCCGAGAATATGTACAACGCTTAATCGCAGCTGCAGGTATCAAACAAGACTATAGGACGTCATTAGCCCAAGCTCAATTAATTAATTGGTGTATGTTCAATGGGCAATGGTTAGGACAAGTAAGTCCATTAACAGTTGATGAATTTAAAGTTGTCAGCTCGCCTAAAACAGCTGCTTATGCGTTTGAATTAAACTTTGAACGTCCAGCTGCAGCACATCCAGAAAGACAAACCTATGCACAAGTATGGTATGACAAATTCAAAGATTTGAAAGCTTCTACTGCAACAGGAAAAGCTGGCATAGAACATTTGGAGACCTTAATGGGCAAATGGCTTGGTAATGGGCAATGTTATGCCGTTCCAGCCGAATATTCTGGTTTTATGGGCGGCTGTGGTTTAGGTGCAGGAACAATTTATGGCTTTTCACATGTAATTGGTGGTACATCATCTGCTGCAGATATTGGTGAAGCATATGATTGGAATGCGGTAGGTTGGCGAGTAATCCAAAATCCAACGTATCAAGATTTAGTGGTAGGAGCAATCGTCAATATTAGACGAGGTGGCCAATGGGGAACAGGTTGGACAGTAGACCCAACATATGGTCACACGGGCGTGATTTACGGCTTAAATAACGGACGTATCCAAACCATAGAACAGAACGCCGAGCAAGGGCAAATTGTCGCAAAATATGACCGATTATATTTTGCTAATTCTATTCAATCGATTGTTATTCCACCAAAATAACGAAAGGAGGATTTTTCAATGGTTAAATGGCAAGCAACGCTAAGTACAACTGAACCTTACAATTACATTGGGATTCAGAATGTACGACAAGGAAATCGAAACACAGAAGTCTTAGAAGCCATACTAGTTGAAAATGCTTTGCCACTTGATTTAACAGGTTGCGAAGTTTTTTTTGAATCGGTTATTGATAATAAATATCCGATTCAACGTTCAGCAAAAATTGTGAATGCCAAAAAAGGGATTATTCAGTATACCTTTGATGAATATTCTATGCATCGTTACACAGACAAGAAGCATATTTCAGTATTCATAAAGGTGATAACCTGATTGGTGCAACGCAAAACTTTTCTTACTTTGTAGTGAATGCTGCTTCGAAAACAGAAGGTGAAATGGGTTCTTATTGGCAGTCCATTGAAGATTTAATCGCGGACATGATCGCTTTTATCAACGAAAATAAGGGCGATTTTACTGATTGGATGAATGCTAGAAAAGAAGAGTTCGAAGCGTGGCGAGATGCGCAAAAAACAGATTTCACTTCATGGTTCGAATCAATCAAAGATATTTTAAAAACGATTGATCCTGGCGGTACGATGTTAGCCGAGCTAATGGATGCACGTGTAGACATTCAAGGAGTGCGCCATAATTCAATTTCTGAACGTTTATTGGCAGATATGGAATATTTGTATCAGAAATTAGAGAAACGCTTATATACGTTAGAATATGGCGAAATAAGTGACTTGATTATTTTACAAGATGATGCTTTTTCACTGAATCATGAAACAGAAATTGTTGGAACAGTTGATTATCCTGCGATCGATGGGGCATTGGTTATCGCAACAGTTGATGATACAAAACAGAACGCTTATGTGTTTGAAAAAGTGGGTGAAATAAGTGGTTAAAGCAAAACGAATGATGGAAACCGATGAAAATGGCGTGGAACGTCAGTTTTATCCTATTACACATGCATCCGCTGTTCGAGGATTAGAAAAAATTATTGCGGGTCAATCAAAAGTATTATCTGTTAATGGATATACTGGGGCAGTAATTATCACTAAAGCAGATCTAGGCTTAGAAAATGCACTGACAGAACTTCCTTATGCGACAGAAGAAACAGACGGTATTATCACTGCTGAAATGTTTCAACGGTTGTCAAATGGCGAGGGAGGCGTGTACATTCTTCCAATCGCTACCACAGATGAACTGGGCGGAATAAAGGTTGGCCAACTGTTAGAAATTGCAGAAGACGGAACGTTGTCTGCGGTAAAGCAAACAGATCAAAATTTCACCACTGAACTAAAATCGAAACTGGAAGAGTTGAAAGGTTATACTGCTGGAGCGAATATTTCTATTTCAGAAGATGGTGTTATTTCAGCAACTGGTGGTGGCGATGGCGGCGGAGTGAATCAACAATATGTTGACCAAAAAGTTCAAGAAGCCATTGACAGAATACCTGATATTACGTTTGAGAGAGTAGGGGAAGTTGAATGACAGATATTGTTAAAGTAAAACAAGGAGGAACACAGGTATTTCCTCAAACACATTGGAATGCTGTGGAAGGGAAACCAGAAGTATTGAAAGGTGAAAAGGGAGACCCAGGTCCACAAGGTCCAGCAGGGCAAAATGCAACAACGACAGACGTTGCAACCTCAATAAAAAATGGCTTGATGTCTAAAGAAGATAAAACAAAGCTAGATGGATTGCCAGCAATTACGTTTGAAAAGGTAGGGGAAGTGTAATGACAACAGATATTGTTCAATTAAAAGAAAAAGGAAAACCAGTCTATCTTAAAACACATACTGCCGCAATTGATGGGCTTGAATCTTATATAAAAAAAATAGATGCGGACAAAGCATATCAAAAAATTACCAAAAAAGAACCGTTGTGGACAGGTGCATGGTATGGCGGAGCTGCAGGAAATGGGCAAGTACCTTCTAAGTCTCTTTCACAGTGTGAGAATGGTTGGATTTTACAATGGCAAGAATATACCAAAGAAGGAGCTTTGAACGGTGCGTGTTATCACTTTTTCTTAGTGCCTAAACAGCATGCGCAGAATCCAGGTTCTGGGGGAGTTATTTTCCTTTTACATGGATACTATACTAATTTAGTACGGAAATATTTATATATTAAGGATACTAAAATTACTGGAAACGACTTAAATGCCTCTTCTAGTGATACGGCTGGTTCAGGCAGTAAAATGTTTGCGTTAAGTGCGATTTATGAATACTAGGAGGAAAGAGAACATGAAAATTTGGATTGATGATATTCAAGGTTATTTAGACGGATATTCCACAATGGAACAACCGAATAAAATTGAACTTGAAGTAGAAAAAGAGCCAACAGATTTTTTTAATTATCGCTGGGACGGAACAAGCTTAATATACGATCCTGATAATGTGCCAGAACCAGAGCCAACGCCACCTACGGAATTGGAACTTTTACAAAAGCAAAATGCGGAATTAATGAAGCAAGTTTCTCAGCAGAATCAAGTTATTCAACAAACACAAAGAATGACTGGCGAATTGATGAAACAAGTCGCTGAACTTACGAAAGGAGCGGAATAAGATGAAAACGAATGCTTTTCCAGGTTTCGATAATATTAAACAGTTGTATGATTGGAATTGTTATACAAAACAAGATTTAGTAGATTACGTGAATATGAATTGCTTAACAAAAGAAGAATACACAAAAATTTGTGGGGAACCGTTTAGCGAAAGCTAAGCGGTTTTTCTTGTAAGTAGAAAGTAGGTGCAGGATGAACTTAACAGTAGAACAATGGTTAGCAGTGATTACATTCTTAGGGGGAATTATTTTCGCATTAATGAAATTTTATCATGTCTTTTCTCAATTAGAAGATAGCATGAAAGAACTAAAGGAAGCTGTTGAACGTTTAAATAACCATGAAATACGCATTAGCCGATTGGAAGAGCAAAATAAAACCCTCTTTAGAGGGATTGGAGGAAATAAAAATGATTAATTGGAAATCAAGAATAAAGAACAAACAATTTTGGCTTTCGATTATTCCAGCAGTTCTATTATTAATTCAAGTAGTAGCCGTTCCTTTTGGATATAAATTTCAAATTGAAATGATTAATAAGCAACTGCTAGATGTTGTTAATGCATTATTTGTTGTGCTAACTATTCTAGGTATTGTGACAGATCCCACAACACCTGGATTATCAGATAGGAAAGGAGATAAATAAATGAAAAAGAAACTATTGGCAACGTTACTGGTAGTCTTATTTTTTGTATCACCAGTTAGCACATTTGCTGCAAAAGGAGACCAAGGCGTTGATTTGTCTATTTGGAATGGGTATCAAGCAACATTTGGTTATGCACATGATAAATTTTCAATTTCACAAATTGGTGGGCAAAATAACTATGGGATTTATGATCAAGTTACTTATTCTAGTCAAGTAGCTAGTACGATTGCTCAAGGTAAACGAGCGCATACGTATGTATGGTGGCAAAACGTCCTTACCTACGAAAATGCAAAGCAAGTATTAGATTACTTTTTACCTAAAGTTCAAACACCAAAGGGATCAATTGTCGCCTTAGATGCGGAAGACGGCGTTCAATCGACGGATGTAACGCTATGGGCGTTAGACTATATCAAAGAGGCTGGATATACACCGATGCTTTACGGATACAAAGGGTATCTTACTTCATCTTATGATTTATCACGAATTGCAAAGAAGTATCAATTATGGATGGCAGAATATCCAGATTATGAAGTGACACCTTATCCAAATTACAATTATTTTCCTTCATTTGAAAATATCGGTATTTTTCAGTTCACGTCAACCTACGTTGCAGGGGGGCTAGATGGTAACGTTGATTTAACAGGTATTACTGATAATGGTTATACAAAGAATAACCAACCAGCAACAAACACACCAGCTATTGAGGAAGGTAAAGAAGTAGAAAATATACCAAGTTCTGATGTTAAAGTTGGCGATACCGTCAAAGTAAAATTTAATGTCGATGCTTGGGCAACTGGTGAAGCTATTCCTCAATGGGTAAAAGGAAACAGCTATAAAGTACAAGAAGTAACTGGAAGTAGAATATTGCTTGAAGGTATCTTGTCATGGATTAGTAAAGGTGATATTGAATTATTACCAGATGCAGCAACAGTTCCTGATAAGCAACCAGAAGCAACACACGTAGTACAATACGGCGAAACATTATCAAGTATTGCTTACCAATACGGAACAGATTATCAAACGTTGGCGGCATTAAATGGATTGGCTAATCCAAATCTAATTTACCCTGGTCAAGTTTTGAAAGTCAATGGATTGGCAACAAGTAATGTCTACACGGTTAAATACGGCGATAATTTATCTAGTATTGCAGCCAAACTCGGCACTAATTATCAA